ATTCGCACGTTGAGAGTGTGCGAATTCCCGTTCTCGTCGGTCCACTTGAGCAGCTCGGGCGTCTGCTTGTAGATCGTGTGCACCAGCAGCGTTCGATCGAACTGATCAAGGCTGTTGGCCGAGATCTCGCCGATCTTCATGCGGTAGGTGAGATCGCCGATGTAGCGTTCAAGCTTGTCAGCGATGAACGAACGATACGCATCGATGTGAGCGATGCGCTTAATCAGAGCGCCCAGATGCGTACGATACAGTTCCATGTTGGTCTTCTCAGGCCACATGGCTCCGATCTCCTGAAGCGCCTTGTCAAGATGATCTTGAAGGCAGTCAGCTAGGATTTCATCGAGCGTCATCAACGGATTCTCGGTGTACTTGAGCTTCGTAGGGCGGTGGTCACCCCAGCCGCTCGCTGCGTTGATGGTGTACATCATCCACAGCATGTTGCGGTAGTTCTCGCCCTTGGCTTCGTTGAACAGGTCGGACTTGCTGATCTGGAGCGGATCCATCTCAGTGAAGTCTTTCATGAAGCGGCGGTCGGAGTATCCCGTTTGACGGAACGCCTCAGCGACTTCGCGCTCGATCTTCGAAGCTCCGATTGCACCCAACAGCTGCTTGGCAGCGGGGATGATCACGGACGCTTGCGAAGCTACGTAATAACCGATGTTTCGGTACATGTGTATGCTTGCTTGCTTGGTTCAACCGGCGACGTAGCCGGTAAGGTCAAAGATATCCGCAACTTGCCGTTCCGGATAGTGAAGAAACTCAGCGCCGAGATCAACGGCGCGTTTCGGAAGCTCGCAGTACGTCAGCTTGCGATCCGAACGCTGGCGGTAACGCAGCATGCCTGGTCCCTCGACGGATACCAGGCCTTCTGTAACACCTTCGAGCTTGTCGACGAAGGGAACGAGGTCGTTGTTAACGATACCCAGGATGACTAGGTTCTTAGCAACGGCCATCGCTTCCATCGCGACGGTGAAGTCGACGTCAGACGGCTGAAGACCACCGGACATCGTCGACTCACCCTTGCGGCCGTCAGCGTTGCGCGAGTGCGCGCGCATGGGCAGCGAGAGAGAGTCGAGTACCAGCAGACGTGGCTCGCCATCTCCTAGCTTACCAACGAAAGCGTTGAGCTTAAGTCTTGTGGCAAGCACGGAGGCGTTGGTCTCGGAACCAGCGCCGAACTTGGTGTCGTCCTTCGTAATGCCGAGAATGGCTGAGAAGAGACGAATCCAGTTCGCAGGGCCGAGGTCGCCCGCGGAGAGGTCAGGACCACGTGCCTCGTACATGTATACGTAGCGCGCGGGCATGTCGACCTTCGAGTTTAGGAAGATGTGCGCAGCGAGGGCAGCCATGTTAATGGACTTGCCCGCGCCGGTGCTTCCTGTAACGAGGTAGAAACCGGGCGGCAGGTAGTGCTTATCGCCCTTAGCGTCTGGGAATTCGATTTCCTTCTTCTCGAGGTCGATGGGACGGATGCCCAGCTTGTCAGGTGCTTCGAAGAGTTCGAGGTACGCCTGCATCGAAATGAGGCGTGCCTTGTCTTCGTCGTTGACCTTAGCGGGGAGGTTCTTGAGAAGGTTGTCGAGGCTACCCTTGTCGAGCGCGTTTTGAACGAGCTCGCCGAGGTTAGCGCCGAAACCGACTGCTCCGAGAGATGCTACTCCGGAGCGTTGCTTCTTAGGTGCGCGTGGCATTTTAGAATTGTAGTTTTGAGGCTACGTTTTTGGAGACCAGCTTCTTGATAATCGGGCCGGTTGCCGCTGGTTCGAGCAACTCGACTGTGCCAAGCGCCTTCTGCTGCATAGGAGTGAGTAGATACTCCTTGTTCTGCAACATGTACGGATTGGTGGCGTCTTCCTTGGCGAAGAACGCCTCTCGTCGCTCCTTGTCTGCGAGCTCGAGGATACGGTACCATGGAAGACCTATTCTCGCGAGGAGCTGGTCTTCCTTCTCCCATATCTTGACGATGTCCGGATGGCCGAGCTTGCGGTAGATGTTCCGCCGCTCAACCCAACCCAGAAAGGGATACTTTCTGAAGTTGGAGCCGGGTCGCCTCTCGTTCTCGTAGGTCTTGGTAAGGTAGCTAATGACAGGGAGCTGCCACTTGTTACCGTACCACACGAAGCCTAGGAACTTGGGCGGGTTCTCTTCTTCGACGTTCAGAAACTCACCGGCGTACTGCATGAAATCACGCAGCACGGATGAATCACCGTCGATCGAATTGTCGTCCCCGAAGTTCCGGATCGTGAGCCTTGGCTCACCGCCGACAGCGACTTGTCGAATCGCGTTCGCGCGGGTGTAGCCGAGATACTTCTCGAAGAAGGAAGCGTAGATGATGTGCAGGATCTCCTTCTGAGAAGGAGCCACTGCTGAGTCACCTGACGCGTACTGCTCTGAGAAGCCGGAGGAACGGTCGACGTACAGCATGCGAGCGCCCTTCCAGTCGTCGGTCGGACAACAGAAAGGCACACGAGCGTTCTGCTGCTTGATAGCACCGTATACGCCGCCAACGTAGGCAGCGCGGATTCGGTTGCATGTAGCAGTTGCTCGTTCGAACATCTTAACGTCCAGGCAGATGTGCTGCTCGCCCTTCACGGGAAGCAGCTCGTTGCCGAAGATGTTATGGTGAAACGCGGGCCACTTGTTGTACAAATCGATGACAGCCGAGTCATACGGCTGTGCGATCAGATTCGTGACCATCAAGTTGAACACGTTACGAGTTCGAGACGCGGTACGAGGACCAGCTGGCGTCTTCACGCCTTTGAACTTCGCGTCAACAGGCACACCGTAAACTCCGCCCGAGCTATCAACGAATTGATAGTCTCGAACCTTGGAGATAGGGTCAACCTGCAGGCGAACGTTCATAGTAATGAACGACGCGTCGAAGCGACTGAGGTCGCCGGCCAGCACTTCAGGCATGAACGACATGACGTAAGCGGTCTTGTTGTTCGGAATGAAGAAGCCGGGCCAACCTACCTTGCTCGTCTTCTGGTACGTCTGGTAAGGCGCACGCATATTCGGAAGAATGAACTGGTACAGTAGGTCTCCGTAGTAGCCGTCGAACAGCGAGTCTAGTCGCTTGGTCTCGGTAGCGGGAAACACTTGTGGCACAGGTCTCGACTTCATCTCTGCGGTGCAGAGACCGAGGTACTCGTCGTACCCCGCGAAAGCGTACATCTCGTCGCCCATGAGCAGGCCTTCAGCCATGGACACCCCGGGCACCGAAGGGGTAGGACCCCTTCGGCGCGGGATGACGTGGCCGAGCAGCTCGCCCTGCTCCTTCTCGGAAGGAGTGTGGACGATGTAGCCCTTAACTGGGACGCTTGAGGCCTTCATAGGGAGTGGTCGGCATTCGCTCCGACTTGTACTCGACCTTGGGACGAACTGGCAGGAAGTTGAGCCTGCGCTCTACCTTCATAGAAGGTTCCGGGTTCGTGGTGCTGTTCCCTGGTGCGGGAGACAGTTCCAGAAGCGTCTTGATCAACGCTGCGGCTTGCGATTTTCGATCGCCAACCGGGGACTCGCTATCAAACAACGCCAGCAGTTCGGCTTTGAGCCGTTCGGCGGGCGCGTCGGCGCGAGGTTCGGGCTTAGGCGCTTCAACCACCTCAGCAGGCTTGGCCTGCTCGGCGGTATCAGCAACCTCGGCCGGAGCGGAAGTCACGTCAGTGTCTTCTTCGTTCATGGTCTTGGTTTTACTTCCAGCGGATATGCTGGATAATTGCATCGGCGTAGTCAGATAGATAGTGCTTGCTGCCGATCTGCAGCACCATCAGACCGATCATCGGATCGATCTCGGGCGGCGCCTCACTGAGGCGCCAGGTGACGGACTTCGTCCAACCATCGTACCAGGTGGAAACGATGTCCTTGTCGGGCAAACCTGCGCCTTCGAGGTCGTGGCCCGCTTTCGCTCGCGCAGCCATGACGCGGAGCGTCTCGGCCGGCGTGCGAAAGCAGGTGACCGCCAGGCGCAGCCCCGCCTTCTTGAGAAAGGTAGAGCTGTTCGCGACGTTTGCGACGACGATCGACCCTTTAGGTCGGTTCTTCGCCCAAACGACGTAGCGGTCGTTTAGTGCCTCGAGGTCGGCTTCCCAGCCCTCGTAGTTCTTGCGCCACGGCTTCCGGTCCCACACCTTGAAGAAGGGGTGGCTCGGAGTGTGTCGCTCGTGAACTGCTTGAGGGCAGTCCTCAGGATCGAAGAAGGTGCCAGGCATCTTCTTCATCAGCGTGGACTTACCACAGCCGGGTCCTGCATGCACGACGTAGTCAGGCATGTTTGGAGCGTTTGAAGTTGAGGAGCTTCATCATCGCGTCCAGCGCGTCTTGCATCTCGTGGTGCTCGATCATGAAGTCGGGCACGAAGAGGTGTTCGCACAGGTCGGGAAGCGGAGAGCCCCGGTCCCACTCCGTCTCGTCGATGACGTCGCGGAGGTGGGAGCCGTAGTTCTTGGGCATGTCGGGCTTCTCGTCGGAGAAGTTCCAGATATGCTCAACGTGACCGAGGAGGTCGCCTCGATCCTTGTTGTACAGGTTAAAGAACATGGGAGCCATGTTCTTCAACAGGTACAGCGACACGCCGTAGGACGCCTCGCGGTGAGCGAAGCGCATCCGAAGCTGCTCGTCGCCTTCGTTGCGGACGAACAGCGTGTGGAGCCTACCCCTGTTAAGGTAGTAGCCAAGGTGGCAGTAGGCCATCGCCTGCCGATAGGCGTACATCATGAGTCGCGGGTTGCCCGCGTAGACGTCGCGCGGCTTGAGGACGGGTTCGATCGTGTCAACGTTGCACCCACGGTCGTGGGTGACGATGATACGCTCAAACGCCGACCAGCCAAGCCACTGACGCAGCAAGTTGATGACGCGAAGGTCAGACAAGGTCTGGCCCGAGTGATCGTGCTCGGTCGCGGTGACGGAGATCGCTCCGTTGCGGAGCGCTTTGGTCAGCGAGTCGAAACCGAGCTCCGAGAACACGCGTTCCCTGAGTTGCTCAGGGTCGTGCGTGGCCAGATCCTCAACGATCAGACGCTTCAGCTCAAGAGCTGAGAGGCGGCCGACGGCGGAGAGGTCGTCGATGAGCGCCCGTCGCTTAGAAGCGATGAGCACCGTATCCTGTGACGTGAGGATCACAGTTCGCCGACGTTGTGCTGCACGACGCAGCTGGTGACACGGAAGTTGACGACATCGCCGTCGCAGGCGAAGTCACGTTCCGTGAGATACCGCGCAGCGTGATGCGCCTTGGCGGTAGCCTCGTCGATGGTCGCAGCGGAGAGGACAAGCTTGTGCTTGCTCCACTTGGGCTGCAGCTCGACCGTGCCTCGGGCACGGATGTCGAACTGAGCCGTGATGCTGGCTTCGTAGACGTAGAAGCCGTCGTCCTGGGGGACCAGGTCGTAGTTCTCTAGCATGGGTGTTCTGGGTTGGGGAGATTAGCAGTTGGAGTCGTCGTCGGTCGCCTGCGGCTCAGGGTTGAGGTGCCTGTTCCGCTTGCGGTCGTACTCGTCTCGCAGCTTCTTCACTTCACGCTCTCTCGAACGGAGAACGTGCTCGCAGCGCGCGATGTGGTAGTCGGTGCTTGCGATAGCTCGGTTGCGGCGCTTCTTCTCGAGCCACGTCATCACGAACTGAAACAAGGATTCAGCGTGACGATGAGCCTCGCCGATAGCGTAGCCTACGTCAGAGTAGGCCACGTGGGGCAGAGGGCACTCGATCACGGCGTCCATGTACTGTTGGTACTGCCGGAAGAAGTAGTCCCGATTGCGGATCAGGTCGTCGTCCAGCCAGACGGGTCCACGCTCCGCTTTGTCGCGCCTCGAGAGCATGTTGGCTTGGTGCTGGTGATGAGGCGGAAGCCAGGGAACGAAGAGGAAGTCGGCCTTGTTATCCTCACTCATGTCTTTCATGAGCTCGAGCACTCGAGTCTCAGCTGTCACGACGACGGCGTCGCGATAGCGAAGCTGCTTCACGCTGTAGTTGCGGCTGCAGTGGTAGACCTGCCTGTCGAGGCACATCCGAAGCGCCTTCGCCATCGCGGGATGACGGAAGATGGCCACTTCAGGCTTGGCCCACCAGCCGGAACCGTGCTCGTTGCGCATCTGCTGATAGACGTCGGCGACCGCATGGTGGTCGTCAGCGTCCTGGCAGATGATCTGACCGAGATGGCTGGCATCGTACAGCTCGTTCATCTGGTTGAAGCGGCGCAGGAGCGTCGTCTTGCCGGACCCGGGAGGGGCGACGATGACGACGACCGACGGACGCTTCGCAGCAGCTCGCAGCTGAGCGATGGTGAGCGCGCTGACCTTCTTCTTCTTCGAAACGTTCGAAGAGACGGACTTGTTCTGTTCCACAGCAGTCACGCTGGTGCGCTTTTTGCCGCGCAGGGGCTTGTTGTTGTCTTCCATTTGCGGAAGGTGAAACTCAGGTGTTCTCGCCTAGGGGCAAAAATC